CTCATTTCATTTTCATTATTCTAATTGTATTTAATTAGGGCATTAAATTAGAACTATGCAAATGTCAAAAAGTCCTTTAAATACAGTACTTTAGAGGATATTTAATTAGGAAATGTTTTTTCTTATTTGTGACCAACGTGTGTCCAACGAACTAATAGGATTTACAAAACGAAATGATACAATATGTTATAAGAAGCATGATTCCCGGGGTACTATCCCCGGGAGTTTTTATTTATGAATTTCTGAAATTCTGGTAAATGTTCCTTTTGGGACAAATTCAAAAACAAACCCTTCTGTCGGATGTGGGATGCGGATGAAGTACCATTTCAGCCCGGAACTGTCAGTTTCTGTGTACTTCATCACCTCTACAACTGCACCTTTTTTCAACTTCGGAAACAGTTTAGATAGGCTATTTTTGTTTGATTTTGTATAACATTTTGTGTCCTTTTTTATCTGTGCAATGTAGGCTCTTGTGTTCTGCTTTTTGACTGTATCTGAGTCTGAAACTGATGTTGTATTTTTAACTAAATTGTAGTTTGGAGTGCAGAATTTTGTTCCCGGGAGGTTGCTGTTGTAGTAACTTTTTTGGCACACACCACCGCCATTTGCAATAATTGTAGAGCCACCAGAAGTATTTCCTTCGACTGTCCAGAACCGATCTCCTGACACTTTGATTACGATTCCAGTGTGCGTAAATTCTCCATTATGTTTGAAAATTACAATATCACCAGTTTTCGGATTGCTGTTCAAAGTAAATAAATCCGCCATTGTCGGGCAGTAAACGTATGGCCAATGTTTTAAAAGTTTCTTTGCTGTGTCTAAGCCGAATGCTTTCATCATGCACCACGAAACAAACGCTGCACACCACGGCTGTCCCTGATAATCCGGCTTAATATCTCGCCAATATTTTGTGTAATTATTTTCTCCGGCATTTGCAGTTTTGCTATCAAGTTGGCTATTGCTTGCCTTTTCAAGATATCCAACTTCATTCTTTGCGATCTGGATTAATTTGTCAATTGCGTTCATACCTGTTTCCTCGCTTTCTGGAAAATATGTTTTTAATGCGTTATAAACAAATCTTTGCCTGTCCTTATATGCCCCGACTTGGTTCCCTGTGTCCGTCTGGCAAGCCGCATAGAGATTGTCCAATGTATATGGTTTCTGAGTCTTTGCTAAAATCCTCGTTACTGCTCCCTGTCCGCCTTGATGCCTAAAGTTCACACACATAGCTTGCGCTCTAGCGTCCGTAACACCCTGTTTAAAGGCTTCTTCTGCATAGGTGGCTAATTGTTCATTCATAAGGCTATCTTGACATTTAATACCCAAATTGGACGAAATAAGGGCGACTATGGTATCAGCAAGCTGTGACACTCTGGAAATATTGAAGCATTCCCAATTTGCGGTCTGAACTTGTTCCAGAAGTCTGACCTTGTCTATCTTCGCCCACTGTTCCGGGTCGGCATCGTAAATTCGTTCCAGAAGTGTCTTGGCTTCGGTTCCGTACCACGCTCCTGCCCCAATCGTGATTGCGTGTTCATCTGAATTATTCTCATAGGCTTCCGTGAAGTCCGAATAATCCTGCTGTCCGTAAACCTGTCCGCCGGTTTCGACTGCATAAATAATCTTTCTCAGGACGTTCTTTTGTTCAGTTGTCATGTTGCCCGCTCCTTTCACAAAGATTCTTACCTAATTCTGATTATAGCATTTAGTGTTAAGGCATATCTGTACCAATTTAAAAATCCGACAGGTGATTGCCTGCCGGATAATGCTAAATAACATATTTGTGATGATTGTATCTGACCGACTCTTGATTAACCTTTTGCACTGTTCCTTATAAATAGGTAGAGACTTTACGAAAGTTTTCCATTTTTTAATGAATTAAATGGGAAGAGAGACAAAATTTAATTTATTGATTTGTCATATATATAACCGTAATTTTAGCTTTACCAGATGGAATAGTACCATCACATCTTACTTTTCCATCTGACGACTGTATAAATGGCATAGCATTAACCGCTCCAGATTCAGATGTAAATATTAACCTTGTGTTATTTTTTGGAAAATGTTCTTTTTTATTAATTGTAAAAATATAATCCGATGTTGAGTTCAATATATTTAAATTAAGGCTAATAATATGCAATAAGTTACTATAAACGCACATATTCGCACCATTATTACATCCATTTCCATCTGCAAAATTTGAAATATTGCTATTAAGTGTAATTGTAAATTCTTTAAATATTGGAAGAGTGTTACTATTTAATTCATTAATCGCGCCCAGAATTGTTTTGTCGTTCGTCTGAAGCTTCTCGAATACTTTGTCGGCAATTTTTCCAAGTACCCAGTCTGAAAGAGTAGACAGCGAAAGGCGTTTATTTGCCTTTCCTGCCGTATCAAGTACCATTACTTCATCATTATCAGCTACTGTAGTTTTTATAGTATAATCTGTCCACTTTGGCATACCTTAAATCTCCTTTTCTAATTTTTCAATTCTTCCAATAAGATTATTAATAGTTTCCTGCTGTGAATCTAGCTGCTGTTTCTGTAGTCGTACCAACTCGAACACTGCCGGAAGGAGTTTTTTTGGATCCCAGTCCTCAACTTGTCCTTTTTCATTGTATTTGACAGCATCAGGAAAATACTTTTCCACAAGTTCTGCGTAAAATCCGGGTATCTTGCGCTTATTATCAGGGTCGTTTTCCATCAAATAGCCTTCTTTGTATTCGAAGAATACTGGTCGTAAATCATAAAGATTTTTTACATCTGATTCTTCCATGAAAGACAAATGTTTTTTGTATCGTTTTGATGAAGAAGCCTTTTTAAATACAAAACCGCCGCCTGTCATTGATAATGAGGTTAATACTAAATCAGTACCTGATCCAGTACCAATGTTTTTCATTTGCACGCTTTTATTTAGGCGACTTACTCCGGCTACGATTAAATCTCCTCGAATAGATGCATCAGCTAAATCTGTGCCAGTACCTTCGCTGTAAAAATGGCCGTTATTTCTTGCTTCGATATGACTATTAGATTTAATAATTCCGTCCGCTTCAATGGTCTTTGTTGTGCTAATAGCACCAGCCGAAACACTGGCCGCCGAGACACTGGCATTAACCGAGATTGATCCCGCATGCACGGTTCCTGTGTAAAGATCAATTCCCCTAATTCGTGTTCCATATAACGTCCCGTACCCCGGCACATATACTCCTGTATCCGTCTTTGAATAGATTTCCCCAGCTGAAGCGTCTAGCGTTACTTCTCCATACGTGCCATTTTTTGCCGAAAGTTTTTTATATCCGACTTCCCATCCCGCTAGCTCGCCAGTGTCAATGTACGAAGCATTCAGATATATCCTGTTATTATAAAGATATAGCCCCTGTGTTTCCCCGTTGTTGGTTAATTTATTAAAAATATCCAACTGGGTCATTTCACTGGCATCTTTTCCATCCTGCCCGTCTTTACCTTTTTCTCCGTATACGCCAATCACGTGAGGAAGTGTTGTTGTCTTAGACCCGTTTGTAAAGAAAGTCTCCTCATAGTTCCATAAGTACCGCTTGTCCGGTGTTGGAGTCTGCACAGCTTCTGTCCATCCAGAACTACTTGTTGATACGCCAGATGAACTGGACGTAGCGAGATAATGTTGTACAATCTTCGAGATTCCATTTCCGGTATCACCTTGCTTTTGCTTTACAACTACAAATTCTTTCTTTGCGGTCATCCCATTGTAAGTTGCAGTTGCTGTGATTGTGCCACTGTCCACGGACAGTCCAGAGACCGTGTACGTTGCCCCTGACGCAGAACCACTTATTCCGTTTTCCGCAGAGAATGAAATATTTGACTGTGCGGTCACGTTCTCAGCACCATACAGTACAGTTACCGTAGTTTTGCATGTCGGAAATGTAGTATATTTGCCAGATGAATCTGTTGGAATTCCTTGGAATTCATTTGATAGCAGTACGCTCAATGTAGCGTATTTTGTCGCGATTTCAGTCGCGGTATTAGACGCTGTATCTTTTGCTATTTCGGATACAGCTTTTCCTTTTAACGAAAACTCTGTCGCGGCAATGTGTACCTTTCCATTGTCATCAATATGGAGCGTGATTTGGTTATCGCTGTCAATAACCTTAATACCTTTAGCGTTTATAAATTTTCCTGCAAGGACACCAGCAAGGATATAATTTGCATTAATATACAGCTTCTTGTCCTTGATATATATGCCTTGCTCTTCACCGCCATTAGTAAGCTTATTAAATACTTCATCCTGTCCAAGACTTGTGTCATACTCTTTGACTGCATTATCAATATCGGTTTTGTCCACATATTTGAAATCAATCCAGTCAGTATCGGTAAATGCACCATCCGACCGACTTCTAACCGCTGTTTTAATAGAAGCTTCGCCGTCTGCTTTTGATGTGACCCAGAAATCTCCCATGTTGTATGGTGGCTTAGGCTGTTCAAAATAAACTGCCGCTTTTCCATCAATCTTATCAAACAGATAGTCTGGTACTTCCTGTTCTACCCATTTATTTCCATCCCAACGCCAACGCGTGTTATTTGCAGTATTCTGCCAAAGGTCTCCTTTGTGGATATATTTACCTTTTTCCCAAACAATTAAAATCTCATTTCCGCCTACGTCCAGAATGGAATTGCCATCAACATCTGTCCACGGAATCTCTTCTGTTTCTGTCCATTCAAGCGCCGGGTCTGTATCCTGGCTCCAGGTCTGAATCTTACCATCAAGTTGCTCTTGGAGGCTTTCAATCGTATCGGCAAAAACGCCCTTGATAAAGGCTGTAACTGCTGAATCATCTGTATACTTAGATGCTCTCACCCAGTCATCGGCGTCATAGCTTGCGCCCTCTGCCTTTGCCTTTTGACACTTAAGAATGTCCCCTGTCTTTCCCTGAACCCATAAATCGTCAATATCGTAAGGCGGCACCGGCTCTGCTCCGAAAATTCTCTTCTTTGCATTTGCCGTGTTTTGTGCCTGTGCTGCATCAGCCAGAGCTTTGACCACCGCAGTGTCTTTTACATAATCCCACTTGTATTCGCCATTAATCTTTGCATACCTGTAAGCCTGCCCGCCATATTCTTCGTTGTTTACAATATAAAACAGGTCACCTAAGTGTTTCTCTTTGGTTGTATCATCTGCCCAAGTGGATGCCGGTTCATTGTTACCATCAGGAACATAGTCTCCAAAGAATGCTTCTATCTGCCCGTCAATCTGCTCCTGAAGAACCTTAATCTGTGGAGAATACACTTCTGTAATAAATTTCTCAACCTCGGCATTTGCGACATTTTCAGGCGTTTTTCCTTTGATCGTGAGTTCTGTAGCATTAAGATTGACAGCCCCTGTCTCTGCATCAATGCGGAACGTAATGTTTCCGTCATTGTCTTTTGCCGTGAATCCCCTAGTGTTAATCCAGTCAGACTGAATGCCGATAGCATACAGAATGTTCAGCACTGCATCACCGTTGCTGTCAAATCCGGCTTTCCAAGTCCGGCCTCCGTCTACTGACAAGAAGAATCCATCAACGCCCGTCTTGTAGATTACTTTAGAATCAGTAAGCGTAGGCTTGTCGTGACGATATGATACCGTCGAGCCGTCTGCCTGAATTTCTTCCGTATAGTAGAATCCAAGGGTGTTGGCCGCCAGTTCGTTCATTTGCTTTAATTTTGCGTCATAGGCAGTAATCTTTTTCTCAGAATCTTTCTTTATGTTGTCGACCTCGACCTGCATGCTGTCTGGATAGTCAGCATTGATGTCTTCCATGCTCTTTGCATTACAAGAGAAGCTTGTACTGCCAGAGAATGCGAAGTCTACATCTGTCAGATATGAATAGTAAATATTGCCTTTAATGTCGGAAAATGTAATTCTATCTCCAAATGTGGCGTATCCTATTGCTATGCTGTCACAAGAGAATGGTCTTAATCTCATACCAACAAGTTCTTTTCCGATCAGGTCAACACCCGTCTGTTCATTGTCACTCAGAAGCTTGTTGTCAATCGTGATGACATATCCGTCTGTACCGTACTTGTATTCCGTCTCATTATCTGTATACTTGACCCCAGTAACAACTACATCGTCAACATCATAGGTAAGGTTATTGATAAAATTTGGCTTAAATCCTTTTCGCTCGAGAATTGTCTCAATCTCGTTACTATCGATGTCAAGGATAGTGTTTCCATTAATGTCGTACCATGAAACTGTTTCTAATGTAATAGTATCCGTATTATCGTCAAAAGTGATAATTCGCAAATTATCATTCTCGTCAATGCGAGCGTTACCACCTGCCAAAGCTGCAACCATACCGATTACTGCTCTGAAAGTGGTGTTCTCGGGCTTCTTCTGTACCTGATAGTCTGCGTTTTTAAATGTTGCGTCACCTAACACAATCCCGGTCTGCTGACAGGCATCTTCTAAAACCTCTCTGACAGAGCATGGGAAAACAAGGTTTGTATTGTATCCTGTCTCTGCCTTACTCATATAGTCCAGCAAAGTGAGATTAATCTCATCGGACGTGGCAGGTTTTTTTGATACAATGAATGTGCCACGGCGAATAGTTTCCAATCTATCAGACAGCTGCAAATTTAAAAATAGAGTGAACTGTGCCCCGACAAAGTTGTAGTCAGAGAACCTATCATCATCATTGACCAGTGCCAATGTTGCTGTCTTTTCAATGGCTACACCTACCGGGAAGTCCCCGGAATCAGAAGAATCTACAATGCCGTTTCCGTCAAGGTAGAAATCTTCTTTTCCCAGGCTTAAAATTGTCCCATCACGCAGCACCGCATTCGCCGTAACATAATAGTTGCTATTTAAGAGAGATTCCGTCTTTAACTGATTTGTAACATTAATCATACCGGTCGAATGCTCCTTACATTAATAGTTAATCCTGTCCATCGTTCCTCATTATCCTTGAGCGTTTGTGCTGCCATATTGAAATTAGATGCATAGAACGTTTTGTCAATCCATTCGCCAGGTGTCCGAGGGTCTTTATGATGAAAAGTGAACTGGCTTTTATTAATCATAGAGTTGAGAATCGTTGCAATCTCTCCCCATTTAAGCTCACCCCATTCCATGTCATATCCGGCAATGGTTCCCATTGGCGTGTTGTGCATAACTAAATCCTGACTCCTTTTGGAACTTTCTGTGGATGTAGTTGCGAACACTGGCTTGTATGTGTCAGGGGCCTTTATAGTGACCCCGTCAATCTTAAACTGTTCCTGTGCCATTTATACACCTCCTAACAAGAATGGATTCTGACCGCCATTTCTGCGTCTCCTAAGCTCCGCTTCATCAATGATAATGTCTAGCAGCTTTCTGCCAGATGCATTTACTGTTACGTTATAAGTATTTCCACTATTATTGCCTTTTCCAGATTCTTCCCGGACGATCTGTCGCAGTAAGCTTTCCGGTGCTTCCAGGTTATTCCCTTTCTTCTGGTCTCCTAATACTGCGAGAAATTCACTTCGCGGTGGAATAACTGCACCGCTGGCCAGATACGGGATAGTTCCGACACGTGGAAATGTTGCATGGAACCCGATTCTCTTTGTTCCGAACGGTGTAGGTACTTCCCACGGTCCGAAAGAAAACGCGGATTCGATTCCGCCAATTGCGTTATTAATCATTCCAACTGCATTATTAACAATGCTGATTGCCTGATTAATTGGCCTTTTGATAAAATCCACGATACCTTCAAATGCTGATTTGACCGCGTCTCTGGCGGCGTTAAATTTATCGGTAATGGCGGTTTTTATCGCTTCGACTTTAGTAGACACAAAAGTAGTAACGCTTTCCCATACTTGGGACGTTTTACTTTTTACACTATCCCACACACCTGTAACTTTATTTTTGATTGCGTTAAATACTGTATTCGCGGTGGCTTTAAGAGCGTTCCATAAATTAGAAAGCGTTTTTTTAATGGCATTCCAGACTGTTGAAGTCGCTGTCTTGATTGCGTTCCAGGCAGTGCTAATGACAGTCTTTATTATTTTAAGTGCGCCTTTCGTCGCAGTTTTAATTACGTCCCATGTGCCAGTTATAATATCCTTAATAAGGCTCCATACTCCATCCGCAATCTCTTTTATTCCCTGCCAAGCCAGTTCCCAGTCTCCAGTGAAAACGCCAACAAGAAAATCAATAATTCCGCTCAGCGTATCTGCTACGTCGCCAATTATTTTAATCAATGATTTTATAACTTTTATTGCTACGGTGCCTACAACGTTAATTATTTCTGCCACGACCGGAAGCAAATTCGCGATTATCCAGTTAATCAAAGGTACTAACACCGACTCCCACAGAAGTTTCAGAGAATCAATGAGTTTTCCGAGGAATGTTTCTATCTTTAAAATCGCGTCCCCTAATGGTCCCTCTAACAGCCCTTTGATTTGTTCTGCCAGTCCTTGTAGCACCGGAAGAATGTATGTGTTATATCCAGTTATTAGAGTTTCAAGTATACTTGATAGTCCGTCTGCTATAGAATCAAAGAACGGTTTTACATGCTCATCGTATAATCTTGATATTGCGTCACTAAGGTTTTGGACAACTGTTAAGACTCCACTTGTTACGGTTTCTATTACTCCGAGGCTACCTTCGATTGCTGACTTTAAAATGTCCTTGTTGTCGATAAAAGGCTGTGCAATCATGTTTAGGATATCCCTGCCAAGTTTTGCAGCCGTTTCTGTAAGAACCATTCCGATTTCAGCAAAGATTCCTATTAAATTTGCTGTAATCTGCTGCGCAGTTTCTCCACCGAAAACTGAGAAAACATCAGCGAAAGCAACTGCAAGATTTCCTGCGATTTGTGAAATTTCAGCGCCGATGTTGAACATATCTATCAGATATTTCTTTATTCTTTGTGTGTTCTGCTTTAAAAACTTTTCAATTCCGCCTATAATGTTTTGCGCAATTGTCAATCCGATTCTGGCAAATGAGCCAGCAACTTGTCCAATTGCATATGCAAATGAATCTAAAAAATTATTTGCTGCTTTGGTAACTTCTGGGTCGGTGAAGATATCCTTTAAAGATTTCCATATGGAATCAAGATCCTTTTTTATTCCGTCAAAAATCGGCTCGTAATCTCCTAATCCATCCCAGAATCCTTTTGCGATTAACTTGGCCAGCTGTTTGAACCTGTCAATTATCTTCTTTAACGGTTTTGACATTTTATCAAGAACCGTCTCACCCTCTGCTATCTTTCCATAATCAACATTTTGAACAGCGCCTTTCATTTGATCTAAAAGCCCACCAGTTGCGCTCGGCGTTTTTGACGATGAATCCGTACTTTTGTCCGTTGAATAATTATTTATTTCATCCAAAGGACTAAGGTATCCCTTTGCCGCCTTAGTGGCTTTCTTAGTTGCATCCGCTGTGTCATTTGTTGCGCCTGCCAGCTTTTCAGCATTATCGGCAGCTTCTCCGTATTGATCAGCTGTGTCGGCTATTGCATCCGTTCCGGCAAGGCCTGCGCCACTCGCACCTGTTTGACCTGATGACTTCTTTCCGGTAATCAATTCCGTAAAACTTTTGAAAGCATTTGCCAGAGTTGCCAATTTACCAAGCAGGATATTAATTACTTTCAGAACAGGCGTGAAAATATTAATCAATCCCTGTCCAACTGTCGCCTTGAGAGATTGTAGCTGTAACTGCATCACTCGCACCTGGTTCGCCCATGAGTCAGATGTTCGGATGAAATCGCCAGATGCAGCTGACAACTGTTTCTGCACAAAAGCCAGACGGAGAGCTACTTTCTCCTGTTCGGTCATGGCGGATGTGGTTTTGCCGTAGCCATTTGCAAGTGCATACTGGTCTAGTGCCGACTGAGTCATTACCACGCCGAGGTCCTTGAGTGTTTCTGTTTCACCTGTAAAGACTGATTTCAGCTTAATATAAGCCAAGTCCTGACTGATGTTATAGAATGATGCTACATCGCCAGTCAACTGTGTTAGAGCCGTTGACATGTCGTAAGCCTGTGCTTCTGAGAATCCGAACGACTTAGACATTGCTCCAAATGTTCCAACATACCTTTTTGCCATTGTTTCAGATAATCCGGCTGAGGTCATGGCGTTCTTTGCAAATTCATTGACCTTATCCGACATGGTAGTAAATGTAACATCAACCACGTTCTGTACTTCTGCGAGGTCAGAGCCGAGTTCCAGGCATTCCTTGCCGAACTGCGCTAACTTTCCAATAGCGAATATTCCGCCAATCAGCAGACCGATTTTTTTTACAGCACTCCCAAGGCCGTTAAATGACTGTTTTATAGCTGATACTCCGTTCTGTACACCTGACGTGTCCATTCTGGTATCAATAATGACTGAGCCATCAGCAGCCATGTGTCCACCTCCTAACTATTTGAGGTTCAACATCTCATTCAGCTTATCTTTGTAAGCTTGCTCCTCATCGCTGAGACGTGTTTTTATATCAATAATGTTCTTATTTTCTTGATAGAATTTCTTTTCCCATTTATCGAGCTTTTCACCCTTTGCTTTTTTTGAACGGATTCCAACGACCGTATTAAACAAGCATTCACCGGATTCCATGAAGTATCCGAAGAATGTCCACCAGTGCATATACGGAATGGCTCTGATTTCTTTTCCAGCAACCTTGTTTACTGCCGGTACGATCATATCTCCGTCCTGTTCCCAATCCATCAAACGGGGCTTTGGGCGGTTTGGATTATCATCAGACTGCCCGCAGTCGATGAACTCATAAGCTTTTTGAAGAGCTTCGCTTAAATTTTCTTCTGGTATCTCCCACCATTTTTCGTACATTATCTGAACAGCAATTATTGCTTTCGCTTCATTGCTAAAATTCGGATTTCCAAGAGCAATTAATATGCCTATTATTTTTCGAAAATCCGTTCTGATAGAAAAATCCACCCCACTTATGCTCAGTGAGGTGGGTAGCTCATAGGCGGTCATTTTGTATATTTCTCCACGTACTTATTGACCACTTCCTGCATTTTTTCCTTTCTCTTTTCAATTTCCGGAGTAAGTGCTTCATTGATTTTGTCCAGAACGATATAGGCGAACACCTGACCATTTCCAAACACAGTTGTTGCGGTAATTGGTTCTTTGAACAAATCCTTAGACGCTTCGTATCCGAGCATATAATTGATTTTATCCTCAATCTGTTTATTGATCTCCGCCATCTCTTTACCAGAGGAAACCTTTTTAACAGATTCCTGAGCCTGTTCAAAGAAAGTTTCCAGTTCTTCCGCTCTTGCCGCAACGTTAATGTCAGTAGGATTCAATTTAAACGAAGAAAACACTTCTCCCTGTTTGTTTGTGAATGTAAAAAGAAGAAATCCATCATCAATGTTTGTATTAATTATCTTTGCCATTTTCTACGCCCTCCTAAGAATTATTCGCTGTCAGCTGTGAATGAGCCGGAAGTAATGTCAAATTTACCTTTGACGCGCTCTCCAACGTAATTAACTGTGAACGGAATCTGATAGCCGGATGTATCGCCGCCGTAGGAAGTCGGTACAACGTAGCAGTCCTGCTGGTATGCTTCATACTTGCCTGCTGTGGCTTCTGTCCAGAGATGAACTTCAACTGCTTTTGTCTTGAGGTTATCGTCTTTGAGACGTCCATCTACAATCTTCTGTAATGCTGTGAACAGATCGGAAGTAGTGTCTGCGTAGAACGGATCAGCATCAGAAGAAACTTCGTAGCCATTGTGTTTGAATGTGGATTCTCCGAGAATGTTCTTAGATGTTTCAGTGTCTGGATTGAGTTCTACGTTATACTCTTCCAGGTCCTTGCCAAGACGCTCATATTTCGGTGTAAGCCCTCCACAGAGGGAACCTGCATCAATATAATGAGCCATATATTTACGGTCAATTTTGCCTGTAACTGCCATAGAAATGTCCTTTCTGCCTATAATTTTTAAAAGGCTGTGTAGGTTAGTGACTATCTCTAATTGATAGCCGGTTGTTACGTTATATTACTTCATAAGTATTTTCATAGCGTACCGATAATGGCAATAACCAGTCCTGCACGCCACTCTCCTGTGGCTCTAAACCATAGGAGTTGTCACGGGTGATACGTTTTATCACTCGCCCCTGTGAAAGTTCTGGAAAAGCATTTAAGCGTGTCTCAGAGTCATTTATAATAACTGGTTCTCGACATATCCATTTACCGAGACTGTCCAGAAACTTCTGAACAGATAACTTCTGCCTTTCTTTGTCAGATGCTGTGCGGTAAACCACATAGAATGGGTACTGGCATACCTGATGCATTGTTCCACAAACATCTTCTTTTTCTGAATAGACCAACGCCCCGTTGTCTGCTGAGAACGCAATTCCGGAATCTTTGCCGAGTTCCTCAAATTTGATTGTTTCATTTTCGTATAGCCCTGGATACTGGTTCAGAAGTGCTTTCATAGCGTCTGTCAGAATCTCATATCCAGTTGCATCTTTTCCGATAGGCTTATCTGCCATGTCTGCCACCTCCTGCCTGTGCTTTTACCTTTCGAATCCACGTACTGCCATATTGTCGTTTAGCGGCATCGAACCACTTTGCTTGTGCCCGTGGGTGCGCCTGTTTAGTATACTCAAGGTTTTCCTTAGCTGCTGTCTGTCCAGAGAACTGGCTGACGAGGACTTTCTTTGCTCCACGTCTTGCGTAGGGACTTCCAGTTGCTTCATCAACCATTCCTTTTCCTTCGTACAGAAAACGCCCGTAAGGAGCCGCCGCCGCGCATACTTTTCCACTGCCTTGTAAAGATGTACTTTCTGCTCTTGTACGGTTAATAAAGTTTGATGTAATCATTGGCATGAATGGAACCATGCTGTCCATAACCATTCCGTCAAGGAGATACTGTGCTTCCTGGTACTGCCTTGAAAAACGACTCATATTCAGATTAACTTTCATGTCTCCATCAACGATAGAAAAACCTTTAAAATGCTTTGTTCTGCTCATGCTATTTACCAAGAATTTCAAAGTGTGGAATCAGGCTGTACGGTCCACCCACGCTTGTGATTTTGAATACATTGTCTTTATTTTGATTCATGTACTGATAGAATCCATTTCGGTAATCGCCATCGGTTACTATTCCGCCAGTCCACTCACCCTCCCAGAAGAACGATTCATCTGAGAATGTGATAGTGTCTTCCAGAGCGTTGTTAATCTGTCTTTTCCACTCTTTAGGCGGTACATATGGGAGAATCTTGCCATTCCTGTCAGCAATGGTTATATCGCCGTTCTGGACAGTATAATGGATGTGTAACTGTGCGTTGTCTGTTGCGTCTGGCCCGTACTTTTTAAGGATTGCTCCTTTGTCGGTAACGAGGTCGACGCCAGATAAAACATGAGGATACCAGTACGCATCTCCAGTCGTTTTGCTTTCGTAATAATTAAAAATCGTCACTGTTTTTTCGTACATGATGCCCTCCTTTTTACAGTTTTAAATATTTGTATCTGTTCTTCTTTGCGTATTTAATGGCTTCTTCTACGCTGTCAAAGCGTTGTCTAACATCCTCTTTCTTAGCAATTCCTTTGGCATGATAATTACCATCATCATCCCAGTTCGATATTACATTTCTTGTTCCAGTCATATAATAGGAATATCCCTGTTTGTTTGGCTCGGCTTGCTTATGTATGACAACGTTTCCTCTTCCGAAACCGCTTGCTCCTCCTCTACCACCCATTACATTTCACCTCGTTAAATTTGTCAGAAAATGCCTTAATTCTAACAATATTACCCTTGCACTTTTCCGGTACTTTTCCGTAGAAAATAATACTTTCTGGATGCAAGCGTTCAATCATAGCATTATAACCAGATAAGAATAGGCGCTCTTTGCTTAAACTGTTCATGCATCCAACCGAACTTACCGCAACCGTTCCGCCCTCTGGTTCACCGTCAAAACACCATTCGTAAGAATCTGGCGTACTCCATGAGATTGTCGGAATCACACGGCAACCGTACTCTTGGAGATATGCACCTATCCAGTGTTTGCGGTAATGGTTGTATATCTGGATAGCTTTAGGGAAATCGGTGTAGGTGCTGAAATCCGGTGTCAGAACGTACAGGAATTTGCTCAACTTGTCCACGTATCTGTCTGGATTTCTCCACAGCGCATCAAATTGGTAATCATCTAAGAAGAAATGAACAGCTTTCTCTTCCGGATTACTACATTTACCTCTTGCGTAATTGAAACCAATAAATTCGCAGCTCCCTTCGAATACTTCCGGGTATATCTGCGGTGTGCCGTATTCTCCAACGCCGGGAAAGATACGGCGGTTTAGATTTTCGTAAGCTATACTCGTCTCTCGGTTTGCCATAGATTACTTCTTTCCACTTCCAAAGAACCACGAATCAAAGTTTTTCATTCTGCGCTTTCTGGCTCTGTCATAAGTGGTGGTAGTACGGCTTGTATCGTGCAAAGCACTTGTATCGCCTTTTTCAGAAGCCTTTGAAAATTTGTGCATTTCATCTCTCATGGCCACGCTGGCATTAACTAATTTTCGATGTTCTATAGCAAGCCTTTGATTTTTAAATAACGCCTCTGCACTTTCAAGTTTTGCGATTTTCCTTTTACTCTCACTCAATCTGTCATTTATATAATTCATTGTCTTTACTGCTTCACTTTTTGTCTTAATTGACTTAAAGTAGCTAGTGTTTTCCGAATTAATGATCTTCTCAAGTTTACTGTCTTTTTTAACAGTTCCGCTTCCTCTGAGTGCGTCACTTTTCTTTGCAGAGTTGAAATATACTTTTGACATTAACTTAGAAACTGGCTTCTCGTTGTTTAATCCACTGCTTCCACCACGTCCACCCATAAAATCACTCTTTCATAATACTTTGCTTAATAACCTGATTCACACCAGTAGCTGACAATCCATTAAACATACCGACTGCAACTGCTGTGATATAATCTGTTGCTGGGAAATCTGGGATAACTCCCATCCCGACTGCTCCGAGAACACCACCAATAATCGCCATGATTACCGGAATCCATTCATCGGAGATTCTTTTTGATGCTTTACAGCCCATTCCTACAATGTAGCAAATCATAACGATTGCTACGCATGAGCCTAATGTTGAAATATCCATTCTTTTCACCTCACATCTGGAATACCAAACTGTTTGTATGTACCTGTAAATGAAAACTGTTTTCCACATTTACAGCAAGTTTCCGTAATGGTACAAGTCTTTTCTTTGTCATTACATTTTGATTCAGCAGGACTTTTAAATCTGTGTCCGCCAGTTAAAAAGCACATTACTGTATTCATTTCGTTTACATCCCCGCATAAAGAACTGGTATTCCATCATCCGTCCTTACTCCCATCAGAAGCGGTAAAGCCGTCTTAAGAAGTAAGTCGTTCGTTTTCTGTACGTCCCCAGCGGCGGCATACACCGCACTCCATTCCTTTGCACTCGCTCCGATCTGCTGAGGCGTGGCGTAAGAAATGGATTCACTGCCAGATGATACAGATGTTACAATGCCTGTCGTGCTACCACCAGACCCGATTGCAGTTGACGTACCGCTCACAGCGGCATTGGTAGCATTCTTCTCAGCAAGCTCAATCTGATACATTAATTCAGCCAATGAACAGACCGCCTTTTTGATACGCTTCTGAGAGCGTTCGTTTGTTGGCAGTCCATCCACCAGTCTGTCAAATGTCATTGTGTCCACGAAATCACTGGCTCTTTCCGCCAGTCGTGGGAAGTCGGCTTCTGGCGCAACTGAACCGAAATATGAAGTTGTGTAAAATTCATAATCTGCATAAGCCATGCCAGTTACCTCCTGCATTTATGATTTCGCTGTTACGCTTGCACTTCCGGCGTTCAGTGCTTTGTATGTTCCGTCGCACTCAACCACTGTGATCTTCTGTCCGGTTGCCGCCTTAATATCAGCTTTTCCGTCCCAAGTAGTCCAGTTTCTGAGATTCTGTCCATATCCGACAGTTACTGCTTCTGCTGCAACTTTGTATTTATACACATTGCCGGCATTTTCCTTAGCCGGATTTACAGTGATTTTTGTATCTCCGGTCGCTGAACCTGCTACAGAATTTACTGTCAGAGTACCGAGTGTAGGTGTCTCGTCAATGGTAATTACTGCGATTGCGTCAATGTACTCTGCGAAAAGAGTAAGACCCATGACCGCAAACGCTTCGGATACTGCTGTGTGGTAGTTGCCCTGAGTATGGAATCCGATCAGATTTGTCTCGCCAGACACAGTGTATACAAGACCTGCTCTTGCGAAGTCAGATTCGTTCGGGTCAACATAGTAAAGTACGATGTTCTCAACAGGAGTAGCGATAACCTGTCCTCTCGGGATTTCGCTGTCGGATAACAGGAAGATTGTATTGAATCCCATAAAGTCCTTCATATACTGGAATCCGAACTGGTTCTGAATAGTAATCTCGGCCGCTCCGAGATATTCATATACGTCCAGAATGTTCACAAATCCAACAACACCAGTCACATTTCTGTGCATCTGTTTGAATTTGTTTTCAACACGACCTTTAGCCATTGCCAGAGCCATCTGGAATGTTGTTTCTGTGGAAGTAAGCGTACCGGTTTTCAGATAATCATAGAATCTGCCGGTAACGTCAGTCTGAAGTTGGAAAAGAAATTCATCATCAGTCATCTGAACAGCGTTCTCGTAACCGTGATCCTTGATTGCTTCGATAGATACAGCCTTTGCGTACTTCTCGATAGTCATTTCCGCATAGTTCTTTTCTTTTACAGTGAATTTGCTGTAAGGGATTTCCTCGCCCTCACCAACATTTCCGCTCTGCAAAGTACCCTCTGCGTACTTAGATTTCAGTACAGCACCCGGCTGTTTTTTGATAGGTCTCATGATGCCCAGAATATCACGTAAGTGCTGCCAGTTTCTTTCGAATCTGGTAACAAAGTCAATCTCACGTGCCTTTACCTGAATATCATTAGTCATAATAAGATTAGCTTTTGCTGCCATATAAAAAAATCCTTTCTACCCATAATTGTTAAGGTATTGGGTTAGCGGCTATACTCTGATGTATAGTCGGTGTAAAAAAATCACTGGAATAACTGGATATTCTGAGCAATTGCAGCCTGTCTCTCGGACGGGTCTTTGATTGCTTCGATATCTTTCTTTGTCATGTTTCCCGGTGTCTGCTGCTGTCCAACATGTGTTGTAAATCTCGCCTGATTCTGCTGAGCCTGCTGCTGAGATTCATCCACAAAAGCGGATGCGTCAGACTGCTTCATCTGCTCGATCAGATCGTTCAGTCCAAGGATTTTACCGTCTTTCAGTTTTAATCCAGCTTCTTTGATGTCTGCCATGACTGATTTCTTTGCAGCCTCACTGGAAAATTTAACATCATCGAGTGCTGTTTTAAGTGCATCTGAGAAATCACGGTCATAGATTTTTGCGTTGAATTCTTTCTCTGCATCTGCCGCTTTCTGTTTCCAAGTCTCTAACTCGGTTTTAACATTTGCCGGGTCGATACCGTCAAAACCTTTCAGGGTCTCTTCTGCTGCTTCAGCACGTTCTTTCCAGTCATCACGTTCACCCTCGACTTTCGACAGGGTTTTTGCTACTTCCTTAGCATTTTTGTAATGCTCAGAGAGTGCTTTCTTCACATCTGCCTGTTTATCTTCCGGGATTTCGATTCCAAATGATTTTAATGTGTCAATAAGTTTCTGCATAACATCCTCCTGGTCGTGTTTATTGACCTGCCGCCGCAGGTAAATGGATTAAGCCAGTTAGACCACTGGCAGGGTAATGGAATGAGAGGACTTGAACCTCTGACGTCAAGAATTCAGCATCTCCGCTCTTCCTACTGAGCTACATTCCACATAACCCGGATTCCCGGGTTAGCAAGGTATTTAACGTGTTATGCCTACCACGAGTTGTTTCGGATATTTATTTCTTTTTTAAAAGAAAAGTATGAATAACAAAAACCTTAATCAAGGAGGTGAGCCATCTTGCGTGCCAGATGACAAATACGCACGGCAGGACTCGAACCTGCTTAACTTTCCGTTAAAGCGTGCGCACCAGCTACAAAAATTAAAGAAAGGAGGATTAAAACGAAAATGTCAAAACAACCGTTTTACTTGTGCTTCCTGCTGCACAATTACATTATAACAGATTTCTTTTAACTACCTCTCTACCACTTTTTGCGTTTTTAGAGCATATCGCGAAGTTTTTCCACGTATCTCTTGACAAGATCACGTTCTTCCCGGCACTCTGCGTCCTTGGACATATCGCTCATTTCTGTTGTAAGTTCGTCCAGATGTTCTTCCAGAGCGGCAAGCATCTTCCTCTTGCAGTCTTCAGACTTGCCGGAACGATAGCTTTGCTTCTGCGTCATGTAGTCATCGTAAGCATCTCGCCCATCAGAGCGACTGTAATGCCCTCTGACATAATGTTCACCACGTCTGGCATAAGAATTGCCCCTGTCGTAATCCGGCATCATTCTGCCATCATTTGCGCTGTATCTCCCCATGCTGTCCCGCTTTCTTCCCCGCTCGCTGTAATCGTCATTGTATCCGCCACGCATTTCATCAAGGACAGTGTTGTAGTACTCTACTTTCTTATCCCAGTACTGAGTGTTCTTGATATCTTTGTACATATCAATCAGTTTGTATGTCATTTCCAGATTTCCGGTGGTCAGTCCATTATCAGCGATTTTGGAAAGTTCATCTTCGATTCTTGCGCATAAGTCTTTAATATCTCTCATAATCACACCTCCTACGCTTCTCTGGTCACAACAATGTTTGCATTTGCAACAGAAACAGCCTGATTGCTTGTATTCTCTACTGCGATGTTAACGCAACATCCACGAGGTACATCAATATAAATGCCAGAGGACACATTATTATACTGGTCTACTGCTGCCGGTGTGGAAATCATCTGTGAAGAAAGAACCGGCTCACCAGAGATTGCAATAGCCAGAGAAATAGCTCCGACAGTACCGCCTGTTGGAATTGCGATATTGCCAGAAAAATCCACGAAGAATCTCGCTTTGCACTGATTAGTCAGTCCTCTCAGCGTAATAATTCCACTTCCCTCTCTGTGCTGAATACAGTTAGAACCTTTAACTGCTGTGCTTGAAAATACTACGTTTCCATTTGCTGCTACAGTCTGAGCAGCTACATTTGTAAATTCTGCCATAAAAATACTCCTTTCATATCACAAAAGGACAGGTCTCAGCCTGCCCTCTGTGTAATACGGCATAAGCCGACATCCGAATCAATCGAAAGATACTCTCGATATGAAGTTATCAGCAATTACATCCAGTGTTGCATCCGCATCCGTAAAATGTGTTCGGATTAGGAACCTGATATGCCGGAATCGGTGCCGGATTAATCGCATTAATGAGCTGCTGTGTCTGTGAAGCCATTGCAGTTGTGAGAAGTGCGCTCTGGCGGTCCTGAGAAGCAGCACGTCTGAGGTCGTTATTTTCAGCCTGCAGGTTAGAAATCTTTTCATTGCAAAGATAGTCGAGAATGGCTCTTGTCCCAGCGTTCTGGCTGTCAATGATATCTCTTGTGTTGCTGTTCATGGTGTTCTGTAATGCACAGGTGTTCTGCGCCATATTGTAGTTTACGCCCTGAATTGCTTCTCTGGTTTCGCAGCAACAGTTCGCAAGCTGTGCCTGGAGTGCATTGGTATTCTGCATATTTGCTACAGTGTCAGCGTTAATAGCCTGCTGAATGCCGAAACCAGTCTGCATGATGTTTGTGTTGATTCCGTTGAATCCGGTAAGCATACCATTATTCATGGCATAGAAGCCATCGCACAGGCCGCTATTGATTCCGTCAAGCTTGCTGATCACTGCAGAATTGTCGAATCCTCTCTGAATATCCGCCTGAGTAGCTGCCGTGGCTGCATATCCGCCGCCGTTTCCATTATTTCCCCAGCCGTTGTTTCCCCATCCGAAGAAAGCAAAAATGAATAAAACAATAATCCACCAGCTACCATCTCCACCAAACATGCCGTCATTATTTCTACCATTTCCAGTAGCAGCGGCAATATCTGCTAAGCTATAATTTCCATCCATAATATAATCTCCTTTATTGTATTTACATCAATCTGGCCAGATTGTAATGTACTATTTCATTCCTTTCAACATGTGTTGAAACTGCCCTGCCATCTGTTGGACCTGATTAAGTTGCTGCTGAGAAATCTTCCCAGACTGTAACATTTTCTCAACTTCTGCTTTCGGATCTCCCTTAAAATTCTGTTTGAACTGCATGAACTGCTGTATCATCTGCATTGGTCCATTTCCCTGCGGCATCCCGCCACCGAGGGCGTTAAATAATGGATTACTCATCTGCGTTTCCTCCCTTGACTGCTGATTCCTGTACGGTATTAGCCCTAACAGGTTCAGAAAATGAATTTAATCGGTTTATAATAGCTTCGTATTTGCCTTTCAAATCATCGTATTCCTGTCGAGTAACATATTTACTGTCCATGTTCTGAACAGGCTGTTTAGGCGGCATCTGAGAGCCCACCTCGTGGTATTCAAATGTCCGCAGTGGCTGTGGCATACCGGATACATCTGTGGATTTTATATAAAATTTCTCTGATTCTGAATCCATTAGCAAAACACTTGTCCCAGGTGCTACCAGATAGGATTTTGCGCCGACTTCGCCGGATACCCACAGGATACCGCTATTATTTTGCTGTGGTTGCTGTACTGATTGAGCCGGCATCTGGACAGGCTGTTGCTGAAACTGGTTCATCTGCCCAGGAACGCCAAAACTATATTGATAAGGATTGTTATATAATGCCATCTTATACACCGCCTTTCTGATTATATTTTTACATAAAAAAAGAACCGGAAACAGGTCGTTTCTGGCTCTAATTAGTATCCAAAAAGTATCAGCACACTTTAATTATTTTATTGTTCACCCTCCGGCTTAATCGTTTCGCCGTGGATATACTCACGTTCATCTGCTCAGCGCAGTATTCGAGTGTATATTCCTTACACCTCAACCGGAACAATCTTTCTTCGTCCGGTGTGAAATTACACTCTATCAAGAACCTGTCTATATCTTTCTTTGTGAACACATATAATTTCATGAGCATACCCCTTATTAATGCTAACGTTGATTCTGCGCAAGATAATTTGTAAGCTTCTGTTTTGTTTTTTTTAATTCTTCTACATTATTCCCACTAATCTGACTATCCAGCATGGTCGACAACACTTCCAGAATTAATGAATCTCGTTCTGCGATTCTCCGAAGACTTTCATAATCTCGTCTATCATGTTCTTCCAGCGTCTCTACTCGCTTATTAAGTCGGAATGCCGGGGTAATCCATTTAAAGATTACGGCTGCCGCCCCTCCGACAATAGACACCCCTCCGCAGATAGAAAGGAAAATCTGTACAAATTCTGATATGCTCATTTAGCTACTCCTTTTCCCAGTAATATACCGGGACTTCATTTCCGGAATCCCATGTATCGTAATATTTTCCATCCCGTACTGTCACCACATGACCATCTATGCAGAGAATGTACGTGCCTGTCGGATGGTCTGTGCAAAAATCATTGACTGTATAGATATATCGTTCTGATTGTTCAATCAGTTTGCGTCTGTACCCACGTTTATAGAGGTACGCTCCCCAGACATAATTTGCGCTTGGCATATCTGACAGAGCGCACGCCTGTATCATTAATCCGGCAAATACCGTTTCCCAGTCAAGACCAGTTGCTTTGCATATTGCTCGGACAACGCAATCTCCGACTCGATTACCGGCAGGATTCGGATTGTAATATTCCCATCTATCCATCAGTCAATCCCCTTTGCTGTTTTATATCTCTTCGCCGCTCCTCTGGCTTTTGCGGCATTCTGGCGGTTCCACTTCGCTATCATGAGCCGGTCTTGCAGTTCCCTCAGGTCGTTCTGCTTGCAGTAAGCCTTGTATGCAGCATTTTGTTTCTGCAAAAGATAAGACTTCCGGTCGAGGTCTTGTTGTAATGCGAATTTCGCCTTTTCGTTCGGTGCATTGTCAACTCCTGCTTGCAGTCCAAGAACCTCTCTTTTTGTTTTGCGGATTCTGCGTTCGTAAGTACGTTGTTTTTGCTCTTTTTCGTATTGTTCGCCTTTGTTGGCTTTATCCTGTGCCGATAGTTCTGCGTAGGGATTCGGCATTCCTTCCGCCCAAACTGAAAAATGATGTCTGCAATTTACTCCACATATTCCATCAGCTTCGCCATAATGACAGTTTTCAATAAAATCTGGATAGTGGCTTGCTTTTCGCTCCAGCATTCTACGATATTCTGGTGTATCTCGTTCCTGAAAGAACTCCGGCTTGATTTCTTTTAATTTTTTCCAGTCTATGGAAAATACCTGCCCTTGCCATACTTCATGACTTGGGCGACTTCCTATGTGCGCCGATGTCAATACTAAACCGTATCCCATTTCTTTCATTCTTGCTAACTGAATATCAGCACACGCCTGTGCGACTCCGGTTCTGACAGAACGTGCTACTGCTGTTTCGATCGTGTCTTTTCTGCCAGATGGATATATGACAGTAACGCCATTACTCACAACGTTATTAACTGCCTCTTTGATGGCTTGCGTATATCCAACTGCCCCAGTCATTACATGATTATAGGCAAGGTCGCATTGCTCAATATAGAGCCTCTGAGCGGCACTTGCAGTTGTTCGTGTAAAGTTCTTCCACTCGCCCATAGTCGCAAGCATATTCCGCTCCATGAGTCTTATCATAGCTGGTGACTGTTCGAGTGGTGCAGGGCTAAGTCCTGCCTCCTTGTATACCTTGTCATCGTAGTTCATCGCAGTAATTCCAGCATCCTCAAACGCCTCAAGGAGTTCCTGCTGTTCACGTTTGGTGTATCTGGATAATTCTGCCAGAATGTCCTCTAGCAGCTCACCAGATTCCTGTAGTGTTCTGATTCTCCACGCATCGGCATTGGTCAGAATATAGTCCTCACCTCTGCCAATTCTTGTCATCATTCGAGATACAATCTCAGAGATGATGTACTGATGCAGTTCTTCTGCTATCTGTTCACTGCCCTCTGTAATTTGCCGTAAATATTCTGGGCTTAACATAACTATTCATCTCCAAACAGTTTTGGTTCGTCTGGCTGGGCTTCTTTGACCATTGCTTTCGCTTCGGATTCTGTCATATTTTCGAATTTGACATAATACATCCAAGGAGGACAGTCACCCTGTAAGCGATACTTCCACCAATTGTCTCGGTCTCTCTCATAAGAATATGCCATTTCGCCAAAGTTGCACTGAACTTTATATGCACCGACTGGAGCCAATCCATATAAATCTGCATATACGCTCAACGCATATACTACTTGTTTTATGCTTTTGTCTAATTGGTCTCTTACGTCCTTGATAAATTGTACAGACCTCTGTTGTCCTGCTTCTACCTCTGTGGCTGTTTGTATTCCGCTTTTTTCATTAAATACAAAATATCCATTAGAGAATCCGACCTTATATCCAATCTGTCCAAGGAGGGCGTTTATGCCGCTTATACGGGTATCTGTGTTGAGGACCGGATTGATTTCTTGATAAAACTCTTTTTCGTCCTGTCCGAATACATTCTTTACATAATCTGGTAAGCTCATTTCTAAGCATCTATGTTCCATTGCCTGTGGTGTCATAGCGGAGACAGGTGAGCCACTCGGCATCAACAATCTGTCATCTGCCAGAACAGTTCGCTTAGAATCAAGAATTTCTTTTGCGTTCCTGCTATATGCAATGTCGAGGTCTTTTAACTCCTCAATGGCTTCGGCAAATATCGGAAGTCCCAGTGGCGTACTAATATCCACGTTATTTGCCTGCGGTGTCCGCAGTACTCCGTACAGAGGCCCGTCCAGCTTCTCACCGTTCGCCTTAATAATCGGCGGAGTGTCTGCCATTAGGTCAGCCCACTTTGTCTGTTTAAGGTCAATCTTGTCTCCGATGCTTTGAGGAGATTTTGATACATAGGCTCTGTTAGAAACATAATACGGATAAGTTGTCACACCATCTATTGTAGTCTCAACAAATCTATGATATTCGAGCCTTGTGTAGTATTTTCGTCCAACAGTATAAGAATCCTTGAATATAATCCCTTTGATCTCCTGATTGTCGTAATCCACAATCATCACATCTGCCGGAGTGAATATGTCAAGGCTCTCACCGTTTGGCTTAATGAACACTGTTCCGTAAGCACAGCCATATTCTACCCAGTGCCGGATTTGAAAATATACCTTGTCAATCTGCTCCTGCAACCATGCTGCCCTTGCAGAGCCATCTATCTGAATGCCGATCGCCAATGTTGCAAGCCGAGCTGTCTCTGAGCAGACGGATTTCGCAAAATTAATCGTCTTGATATTATTCTTTTCATCCAGCCATTCCGGCACTCCCCTGTAAATGTTCGCGCACCGGTTAATCAGTGATTCCATTTCTGGGAATTCTGCCGCCTGGATATTAAAATCCTCTTCGGCTTGTTTTTTGAATATCATGTTAAACCACCTTTTTAGTGTTGTTATAAGTCCCATTTAGTCACCATTTTTCTTTTAGCTGATTTATTGGCGTCCCGGCAACTCCGGCACTCTCTCCGCTATCTGTTGCTTTGAAAAATGCATTCGGAATCTGTGGATACATAAATTCAAACATGAGATAATTTGCTGCATCGCAAAGATATTCTGTGTTTCCAGTTTCTTTATATTTTTTAATGCACATATCGTGTGATTCAAGTGCATCTACTAATTTCATTCCAAAGTTGTCTGCTGCTGTGCCATATTTGTAAAAGCTGACTTCTACTCGATTCTG